CGACACCACTATCTGGATTGGCATCAAGGAAGTTCTTGACAATACCCATAAGGAAATAGGTCTTACCAGTCGCACTCTCACCTGCCAATGCAGTAATCTTATTCGCTGGTAAACCACCGTATATACTACCACTCAATAGGGCATTAAACACATACGAACCCGTATCAATGAAGTTCTCCACATCACCTGCTTCAACACCATCACTCACCAGAGCCGCATACTCATTACCAGTCGTCTTAATAATATCCTTTAGAAAATCACTCATTCAATACTCCCATTGTTGTGTACTCTTAAATTAACTTGTTTGTCAATCAACCATTCATCATAAGAGGAATAGTCATGCCTGTTAGGGTCTAGTAGATAATCTACCTTAGACTCTACTCTATCTAGTTGTTCTTTCAATTCATCAAATCTGTGTGTCATATAGACTCCTTATATAAGGTTATTGGTATCATTACATAGTCAATCATTTAATACCCAAAGTAGGTAGTCATAACATATCCAAAGATACTCACATATAGACAATAACCTATACTCATATAAAAATAGTACTTCATACTGTAACTATACTATAAACCACAGCGAATGTCAAGGGATTTTTAAATGATTGCGTAAAGGATATGGTACTGTATGGGATTTTATGGGTTTTTCGGACATTTATTAAAAAGGTTAAAATAAACATGGTTACGTTGTGTAGAGAGTGGGTTAGAATTTGTTATCTATCGGCAGAATAAAAACGAATCGCCTGTCATTTTTTGAGAAACGCAGAAAAAAAACTCTCAGAAATCTCAGCAAAAAACCCTTATAAAACAATGACTTACCCCATGGCCAAAGAAAGTGTTTGACTTATTCCTCAAATAGTGTATTATAATAGTATATCAACAAAGAGAGAGAAACAAAAATGAACGCAGTAGAATACATAAAAAAATATCAAGACACAAAAGAAGAATTAGATAAGATGTCACAAGAGTATATGGATTTAGTTCAAAAATACTTTAAGATACAAAGTGAATTAGAAGAAGCAAAAAAACAAGTTGCTGGTTGGTCTGCCATGGCTGGTAGATATGCTAGTGGACAATAATAAAGGAGATTTATATTGATAACATATTTAGACGCTACTGAGAACGGTTCTGTAATCCTTCAAGATACCACGTTTACTAACGGTGGAAAGGTTCTTTATGAAGGAAAGAATATCAATTCCATATGTGATGTGCTTATCGAACATGGGTTCGACTCTAACAACTACATGGCAGGTAGTACCATGTGTGAGAATGAGGAAGCTCAGGAGTTGTTCAATACTGCTGTTGATATATGTATTACTGAACAAAATAGTAATCCATTTTATTCATAAAAGACTTGACAAGATGAGTGGTTCTGTGTATAATAGTAATGTAGTGATTCGAGAGGTATAACATGATTTGGTATGATAAAGATTTTAACAGTAACAAGTATAAGAGTGATAACTATGTTTCACCACTCGCAGATGACTCAGAGATGCCCTGTGATACATGCCCCATGATGAATGAGTGTGCAGTATCAGGCAAGGAGTGTGTTGCATTGCGTGGTTGGTATAATGACGGTAAGTCCTACAAGAAGGAAGATGTTGGTAGGTTGCTGAGGTAATCCCCTTGACATATGATGAGAGGTTATGGTATAATATATTAAGAGATTCGGTTCATGGAATACTAACGCATGGACACCACAGGTTACAAGACCCTTACTTGTGGTAAGCGAGAGGGACGCAGCTCACTAATAAGGCAGGGCACATAGGTTCAGAGAGAGGTCTTTAAGGTTGGTTGGCTCACAGTAAAGTTCCCAAACATGGGTGTGAGGATACATGTAGATGCTCTCTCTAACAAAGGTTGTCTTCTGGAGTGCGTGGGCACTAGAGACTCAATGGCTATGAGTCTACTGATAGACAAAGGTAGGGGTGACGCTGCCTTGCAATATTGCCCCTACCCCCAAAAACTGCATATGGTTTGGTAATCTATAAATGTAATAAGTATCCAGAGGAATATACTATGAAATACAAACATATACTACTATACATCACACTAGGGATTGCGTTGAGTCTGTGTGCTTCCTATCTCTTGTATGACGTGTTCTGCGAGTTTGATATCGAGATGGAAGATGTGAACTTCCTTGATGAGAACTGGAATGATACGCAGAAAAGACCTTATGACCCACATGGGTTAGATAGTGAGGGAGAATGAGTTACCTATTACACCCCATGTATAACTCTCTATCCACAAGGAAGCGTAAGAGTGGTAAGAAGACGAAGGAACTCCTAGTGGCTGAGAGAAAGCATAAGAAGTGGTTACTCTCTATGGGTATTGATGGAAAGAAAACAACCCCACCCCCCAAAACTTTAGCACTATCAAATGACTTAAAGGTACAAGATAGTAAACCCATACATACAATGGGTACACCGTGCTATAAGAAGAAGAGATTTACAACAACCAAGACTTATACGATTGCACCAGCCTATAATAAGGGTGCGTATCAAGTCATATCAAAAGAAGAGGTAAAGAACATTGGAAAATAGACCAGCATTTGCATCACAAGATTCAGAACTCATTAAAAAATGTATACAGTTTTATATTCAGAACGGGCCTTATCTAAGTGAGAGTGAGAAGAATACCTATACACAACTCTTTCACCGTATGGGACGATTGGGTAATCAGAGTAGCGTACTGCGAGAGCCTGTGGAGAATCCAGACGCACCCCATCTGCGAGAGACCCTTTTTGATGATGTGTTATTTAATAACAAAATGGAAAAGTATGAGAAAGAGTAGTCTACAAAGATTTCGTGAGTTACTCGACAGAGAGGTTATCTATGGGAACTTCTTCTGGACTATGATAGCCCCATGGCGTTTGACGAGAGTGAAGAGAAAGATACGAGAGTTTTGGGCGTAACAGACGAAGAAATCAAAGAGATGCGTGAGATGTTTGGAGAGGGTGTCCTACCGAACCCAGAGATGTATCCGAAAAGTTTTGAGTATTACTATAAGGTCTTTAGGGTCTTTAAGTATGATAGGAGTTTCCGAGAGTGGAAAGAGAATGTCCATTATTGGAAGCCGTAAAAAACCTCGACTCGTTGTCGAGAGAAATTGGAGAGAAGAATGTTTGAGAATATGATGTTAGTGATAAACTTAGAGAATCTAATAGGTTTGTTTTTTGTGTTTGCGTTGGGAATGAATATCTGGGCGTACTGCGAGATACGAAGTTTTCGTAAGTACTTAGAGAAGCAGGAAGATGAGTGGACTCAACTATAGTATGAGTGCGTATGGTTGGAAAGGGTATGATGTTAAACTGAGTACCCCTATACGTTATGAGAATCTAACTGAAGAGTTCGGTGGTATCAATTCCAAGATAGAATACTATATTCGTAAGACTGGTGATGTCATGCACCATGCGAGTAATGTCAAGGCGTCCATGACCGATTGGGACTCCCATGAAAAGAATATTCACATTAACTCTATTGCAGAGAAGGCTCTGTTTCTGTGTCAAGAAGATATGAAGACGAAGTACCCTCTGGAGATTGCTGACTGTTGGGGTGCGTTGTATACAAAGGGTGAACATACTATTGAACATCATCATTGGCCGTTCACTTGGAGTTTTTGTTACTATGTAAAGGTATCAGAAAAGTCAGCTCCTCTGACGTTCCACAACATACTCAATCCTCAATCACAAGAATTTCAAGAGATGTCCATACAACCTAAGAAGGGTGATATGTTTATCTTCCCTTCAACACTACGTCATAGTGTTCCCCCACAAGGGAGTGATGAGGAACGTATTATGGTTGCTGGAAATATTTGGTATAATTTTAACAGTACCTACAATCCAAACCACTAAATACACTCATGTTAAAGTATCGTATCGTCCAAGATAATGTGATACTACATGATGGACTCACACAAGAAGAAGCTCAAGAAACTCTGAATATATTATATTCTGGCATGACAGAACATTATACTATAGAGGAATACAATTCCCCTAGAGTAGTTGGTCTTGGTCGTGACCCAGACCTTCATTAATCCTTATAAATAACTCTGTAAGAGGAGTATATTATATGAACAGTAATCATTTTATGGGATTGGATGGATTCGTCTGGTTCACAGGTGTAGTTGAAGATAGAAATGACCCAGCAAAACTAGGTCGAGTTCGTGTTCGTTGTCTAGGATTTCATACAGAAAATAAGAACGATATACCTACAAAGGCTTTGCCATGGGCTCATGTCATGCACCCAGTTACAGACCCATCTATGCAAGGAATGGGAAATACTCCCACATTTCTTCTTGAGGGTTCTTGGGTTGTAGGATTCTTTCGTGATGCACAGGAAAAACAACAACCTATCATCATGGGTTCTCTGCCTGGCGTTCCGAGTTCTGCTGCTGATAGTTCCAAAGGGTTCAATGACCCTAATGCAAATTATCCCAATACTAAAATATCACAATCTGGACACTCAACTGGTGAGTCGGATACCAACCGTCTTGCAAGAGGTGGTGCTGATGCAGAGGCGCATCAATCCCTTATTGATAGAAGAGAATCAAGAGTAACAGATATTCCAATTGCAACCAAACCAAATTTTGGTGCAGATGGTGTATCCACAAAATTAATTTCTGAAGACCCACCAACAACTTGGGAAGAACCACACCCTCAAGGAATACCCACAAGTACGTCACAATATCCATACAACCATGTCTTTGAAAGTGAGTCTGGACACATCTTTGAAGTAGATGATACGCCTGGCAATGAAAGATTACATAGAGAACATAGGACTGGTACATCTGAAGAACTTTTTGCAGATGGTTCTAGAATGACAAAAATTGTACAGGATGACTACGAAATTGTTTATGGTGATAAAAGTGTTTTTATAGCTGGAAATGTAAATCTTACAATAAGTGGTAATGTTAGACATCTCATACAAGGAGATTATGTGCAAGAGGTTGAGGGTGATTATACTTTAAAGGTCGGTAAGAATATGTACACAAAGATAGGTGCGTTGGGTGTTGGTAACTACGAGCTAGATATACTAGGTGGACATAGTTATAGAGTTGCTGATAATCTGTATGGGGTTATTGGTATTGGAGAAAGTAGTAAATCAACTTACGATATTCAAATTAAAGGTAATGAGTCTAGACAGGTTGGTGGGGCATCTAGAACATCTGTTGTAGGAGATAACACTTATATCAGTAACGCATCATTACTTTTATTAGGAAAAACAAATTTAGTATTAAATCAAACAAATACATTAGGTACATTCAACATTGATGCACTTGGTAAATTAAATACAAGAATTACAGGAACAGTTAAAGAAACTTATTCTTCAACATTAACAACTGCTATTACAGGAGCTGTATCCGAAACTTATAGTGCTGGTCAGACAACCACAATTACTGGTGACCAAACAACTACAACTTCAGGAGTTATAAATCTAAACTAATGGCACACGAATTTCAAATAATGGATACCACAGGAGCAATCACAACTTACACAGATTATGATAGCATACCACTTGCGTCATTACTCCATGTGATTAAGTTTAAACCAGATGTTGGTACAGAGGTAGAACCACATGAAATACTATTAGAGATAGATACTCTTGATTCTGGTGAAACCGATAACTTTGTTACGGAGTCTACTTTAACAAGTATTGAAGTTGAACTTGAAACAGGGACTTCTACAGGGGGTCTTCTTTTAGAAACTGGAGATGATGTAAGCTTTGAAGATTTTACATTTATAGATGAAAGAACAATTACGGCCGGAGATAACATAGTTCTAAATGGTACAGATTCTTCTTCGACTAATGCTGACAGTAACTTAATTATGGAAAATGCTAATGGTAGACATAAATTAGTTCCAGAAGATTGGTCAACTGGTTCGGAAAATCATTTGGTATTAGAAACTGCACCAGATAATGTACCAGATAACCATGTTCACCCACCAGTTGGAGTTGAACATGCAGCAGGAGATGGACATACAGAGGAAGAACACAGGGAGATTGCATTATGGAATCACAAATTAAGTTTATTAATAACACAGGAGGATATAGCAAATGGGTAGAGCAGTAACATTTATTGGAGCATTTGATAATTACCATTGTAGTTTTCCATTTCGAGCAGTTGGTAGTGCAAATGTAAAGGTTGGTGGTATTGGAGTAAGTAGACAAGGTGATATAAATACAGGTCACTTAAAGCCTGGCGCTCCTTGCGGCCCACATGTAGCTCCAATAGCTATCGGTTCATTAAAAGTTAAAGTAAATGGTAGGGGTTGTGGTCGCATAGGCGACAGTATATCTGGTTGTACTTCTGTTGCACAAGGTCACCCCAAAGTATTTGCTGGATAATAAAAGGAGAAGAATATGGCAATACCAATATTAGATATAGGATGTGGAATAAGTAAAGACCTTAACTCTGCACTATCAACAATAGATGATATGATTAACGATATAATAAATGGAATAGGAGATATTACTGGAGCAATTGCAGATGCAGTATCAAGTGCATTAGATGCTTTGGGAACTGCTTTGGGTAAGATGCTTCCAGATATATCCAGTTTAATTCCAGACATAAGTTTATCAGGAGCAATAGAAGGACTTTTAGGTTTAGTTGAAGGGTCATTAGAATACCTTGCAAAACTTGCTGAAATTACACTTCAATTTGGACAATTTATATTGGACTCTGGATTTAATTTATTTGATATGATTGCAGATGCAGCTTTAGCATTTTTAAAAGGATTGAATCCATGTAGTGCGTTACCAATAGACGCATCAATAGGTGCAGACGGTGTTGCTAAAGAAGCTCCTGCTGCAGTTGGTTATGGTCAGGTAGCAGCTAAAAAAGAACCAAAGAAAAAGAAGGCAGACTATGGCACAATTAATAAAGACAAATCAGTAGTATCACAGGCGGACTCAAAAGGTAGAGGATTTGGGTTTGTACCAGAGGGTGCTGGAGCATCTACTGAAGCATTCATATCACAGGCGGACGCAGAGGGTAGAGGATTTGGTTTTATACCAGCGGATGCTGGAGCATCTACAGGAACAGGAACTACTACAGTTGCTGGAGTATCTACTGGAACATTAGGTACAATTGTTGGGCCATCTTTTGGAGGGTCAGGATTGCAAGCAAATAATGGAGTATCATCAACATCAACTACGTCTACTGGAAGTCTTGGAACATCCAAACCGAATATATATGGGGGAGGAGGATTACAATCTAATACAGATAGTCTTTCTGAAAACTTTATTCAACCACCTAAAAGTCCAACCCTTCCAACCATCCATCAACCAAAAGGTATTGAAAATAAAAAAGTTAGTATACCAGTAAAAGTTCAAAACACTATTGTGCCACCTGAAAGTTCAACCCTTCCAACCATTAACCAACCAGAAGGTATTAAAAATACATATGGAAAACCAAGACAAGTTGGTACTATTATTCAACCACCACCATCAAACATACCACAAGCAACTCCTAGTGTCGGTGAGTTACCAGAACATTTTGGAAAACAAAATTTTTTCCCAAGTGGCAAACCATTTTATACAAGAGATAACTTTCCTTATACAGAAGAAGGTGAAGTATTGTGGGAGAAATATCTTAACACACTTACTCGAAGAGAGAGATTGAAAGCAAACCCATTACTTGGTTGACAACAAAGGATTAATAATTTAACATAAAACTTTTTGTATAAATAATACAAACTAGGAGTCTACTAATGGCCACAAAAAAAGAGCATCAACGAAACGCATATAAAGATGCACAGGGTAACAATAACATTAGTAGAAATGTTAGACAGTATAGTGATTTAGATTTAAATTTTACTAAAAAAAGTTCTAATTCAGATGTAAATAAAATAACAGATGTTCAAGCAGTTAAAAGGTCTTTGCGTAATCTTGTTTTGCTTAATTACTACGAAAAACCTTTTCACCCAGAAATTGCTGGTGGTATAAGACAGATGTTATTTGAAAATATGACTCCGACAGTTGCCATTATTATTTCTAAACAATTAGAACAAGTAATTGCAAACTATGAACCAAGAGCAAAACTTGTTGGAATTAAAGCTATTCCAGATTATGATAGAAATTCATATGATGTAAACATTGAATTTTATGTAGTAAACACACCTACCGAATTAGTAGATATGTCAGTCATGTTAGAGAGGTTACGTTAATGGCAACAAACGATAAAAGACTTAGGGTTACGGAGTTTGACTTTGATGATGTTAAAGACAATCTTAAAACATTTTTAAAAGCACAGAACGAATTTAAAGACTATGACTTCGAAGGTTCTGGTATGAATATCTTATTAGATACTCTTGCATACAATACACACTATCTTGGTTTCAATGCAAACATGCTTGCAAATGAAATGTTTTTAGATAGTGCATCATTACGTTCTAGTATTGTTTCTCATGCAAAGATGTTAGGGTATGAAGTATCCTCACCCAAATCACCACGAGCAACAATTAATATATCTCTCGCAACATCCAAGACAACTGCAACTATGCCAGCAGGAACAGCATTCACTACAACTGTGGATGATGTAAGTTATCAGTTCGTAACCATTGCAGATATAACAGGAACTAATACAGGAAATGCCGTTCCCTTTGATAGCACAGAAATATATGAGGGGTCATATGTTACCACAAAATATCTTGTGGACAGTTCTGACATAGACCAAAGATTTATTTTAGTTGACCCTAGAGTTGATACCACTACCCTTACTGTAAAGGTACAAACTTCTGCTGATGATGCATCAACTACAACATATACAAAAGCCACAGACATATCACAATTGTCTAGGTCAAGTACTGTATATTTTTTACAGGAAATAGAAGCAGGAAGATTTGAGGTATACTTTGGAGATGGTATTGTAAGTCAAGCTATATCAGATGGTAATATCGTTTCTTTAAATTATGTTGTTACAAACAAAGAAGAAGCAAATGGTGCTTCATCATTTACTAATGGTGGTGCAATTGATACTGTTACCGACATTACTATCACTACCGTTTCAAATGCAGCAGGTGGAACAGAGGCAGAATCACTTCAGTCTATTAAACTTAATGCACCTTTAGATTTTGCAGCTCAAGGTCGTGCTGTTACTACAGAGGACTATAAATTATATGCAAGAAAACTTTTTGCAAATACCCAAGCTGTTTCTGTATGGGGTGGAGAAGATGGAAGTTATAATACAAGTAGTGGTGTGAGTGCAACTGCTGAATATGGAAAAGTTTTTATCTCTATCAAAAGTACAACTGGAGAAAACCTAACGACTACACAGAAAGACCAATTGATAAAAGACTTTGAACCTTATAAGGTTGCATCTATTACTCCTGTTGTGGTTGACCCAGAAACAACTTTTTTAATATTGGGTGTTACTTTTAATTACGACTCTAGTGCAACAACAAAAACTGCGACAGATTTGGGGTCATTGATAGGTGTAACATTACAAGATTATAATACTACAAATTTAAATACATTCAATGCACCATTTAGACATTCACAATTAACAGGATTAATTGATGACACAGATACTTCTATTCTTATGAATACAACAACTGTAACAATGGCTAGATTATTTACTCCAACAACTACAGGGTCTACATCATATACAATTAATTTTAATAACGCATTTTACAATCCAGTTAGCGGATATCAAAATTCTGTTATCGCATCTACTGGGTTTTATATTAATGGTGAAACTACTGAATACTTCTTTGATGATGATGGTTCAGGCAATCTAAGAATTTATTCTATTGCAGTCGGTGTTAAAACATATTATAGTTCTGAAGCTGGTACGATTGATTATGTAAATGGATTAATTACAATTAATGGTATATTAATTTCAAGTGTATCTAATGTAGATGGGGTTTCTTCCACGCAAGTTCGTATTACTGCATTGTCTGACTCAAATGATGTTGTTCCAGTTCGTAATCAACTATTAGAAATTGATTTTACAAACACCACAGTTAGTTCTAAGGTTGATGCAGCTGCAACAACTGGTGTAGGGTATACAACAACAACCACAGGAACAACAACTAGTACGAGTGTAAGCACAACTAAATCAACTACATCATCTTCGAGTTATTAAAAAAATGACAGACCAAAAGTCAAAATTACTGAATAAGTTATCACCACTTATTGATGGACAGGTGCCTGATTTTATACAATCAGACCATCCAATCTTTGTTAATTTTCTTAGACAATATTATCAGTTTATGGAAGCAGGACAGATTACCTATACTGCGACTGTTAACTATGTAACATTAGAAACAACCACAGTTGCATATGTATTAGAAGAGAGTGATGGGGATAGAGTTGTTACAGAAAGTGGTTCTAATGGAAGTACTGGTAAGTTTGTTAATAATGAAACTATTACAGGTGCAACCTCTGGTGCGACAGCCACAGTCCTTGTAGAAGATTCTCGTGGTTCAAAACTATTTGTTTCTTCTCAACAAAAATTTATTACAGGGGAAACAATTACAGGTGGTACTTCTGGTGCGACTGGAACTATCAATGAGTATCGTGCTAACCCCATACAAAACATACAACAACTTTTAGATTACGCAGATGTAGATAATACCATCTATGATTTCCTAGACCAGATGCGTACATCTTT